TGTTTACATGAGGCGTAAAGCATACAATCCAATTCATTTTGGCGAGGGATAGATGTAGATTACCTTTAGCAAAAACATAATCCAATAAAACCTATTGTTAAAATTAAACACCTATCCCCCATAACTTTTTAAGAACATACTTATTCAGCTTTTTTCGGAACACTTTTAGGAACGCAGTAAGCTTTAACCCATATTCGGCTGTCTCCTGCGAGTGACTGGTCGAGGTTTTGCCCTCTAATTTTCTGTGCAACTCCAAGGCACGAATCAAGTGAAGAGAAATAAACTGGCTCCTGAACTGTTCCTGATAAAAATACAACTAACAGCCATGTCACCTGACTGCCATTCGATCAACATAAGTCGATCTGTTTCTTCTTTTAAGTCTCTGAAAAGGGTTACTTGCTCTCTCTACAGTGGTGGGGAGTTTTGTGGGTTGGTTCCCTGTTAGAACTCTTCTTCCTTCTCCACCTCCAAGCATTGCATACTGCAAAGCATCGTGAACATGACTGAACCTATTCTTATTTGGCTTTTCGTCATACTTCTCGGACCCCATGTACACCATGCGTTTATAGTTATAGCCACCTTCAAAGCCAGAGATGAGATTTGTACAAAGAGGCGATACAACTAATCCAGGCTTTCCATCAACTAATCGGTTAATGACAGATTCAACAGATTCAATCCGAATAGCTGTGTCATTTGTATTTGCTGGGTAAGCTTTGATACCAGCTGCACGAAGGATCATAAATGGTGTTGTCTCATTTGTCTGAGCCATCTGATTTCCTGCAGGATCACCAATAAATCTAAATGTTAGCTTGTCCCATTTGTTTTTTGCGATTTCTCTTTTAAGACCCTCTGCGAAACGTTGTGCTCCCATATCTTGTGTAACGTATTCTCCGAAGATGACCCATCTTCCAAGGGCGAGGTTTTGGCAGAAAACTGCTGACGGACTTCTGCCAAAGTCAATTCCCACAATGACATCGTTTTGGTCGGTGGGTTCGATCGGTTCTTTTGCGACATGAGTATCCTTTCTAAAAGTTGGGTAGACTGGTTTGCCATCCATTAATGCTTGGTATTGATTTAAGACGTAGACTTTTACCCAAGCAGGCGATTTACCCAATATAATTTTGTTATAGTAATCTGGCTGAAGGTTATCTCTGTTTTCACGATCAACATTATCGTCATATCCTGCAAGGTTTCCTGCATCATCGAGTTTTTCCTTCATGGCTCCTGCCTGACTGTAAAAATTCCAGTCATCAGGTTTGACAAGTAGAAGCTTTTCATCTGTCGTTAAATATTCAGGTGTCGGAACTTCACCAGACATTATTCCCCACCAATGGGTTTCGTCTGGAGCATTGGTGTCCATTATCACCCCAAACCAAGAAGGACCACCATCTCTCATAGATGGAAATCGTCCAACTCTCATTGTACAAGCATCGACAATCGATTTACCAATTTCTCTGGCTTCGTTAACCCAAACTCCTGTCAATTCCAATGATAACAGTTTCTTAACATCTTCAGTTTTATCCAAAGCCAAGAAGATAACTTCACATTCAACAATGGTTTTATCAGCCATTGCAAAGTTCATATGATGTGTATAAGGAGGTGACCATATAAACCTTCCAAGGTCATCATCAAACCAATCTCTCCAAGTTTTTATCGTGGTGGTTTTTAATTGAGGATTGGTATTACGGACAACAGCCCATCTTGTTCTCCTTACTCCCTTTTCATTTGGCTTTTGAAGCATCGCCTTTCGCATGATTTCCATGCAACAAGTAACTGACTTACCAGAACCAACAGGTCCTCTAAGCCCACGGACAAAGGAAGCATCTTTCATAAATGCTTTGGCTACATTGCCAGGGGGTTTATAATCTAATTTCACCTAACAAAGTACCTTCTTAGCTGACCTCCAGATTTACCCAATGATATTAAAGCACGCCTTACTGCATTATTTATTCTTGGATTAATTGCCGTTGTGGAAGTGCTGCTTGAATACTGAAGAGGATCACCTGTTGCCAAATCTTCTGAAGGACGAGGGTTATAAGTATTTGTAAGAATACGTTGCTGTTCTTTAGCAAAGGGATTAGCCATTGGATCACCAACATCACTATCATACTCAGGACCACTCTTAAGAATATCACCAGTTTTTACAACAGGTTCTAAAGGATGTGTGTTTGGAGGACCACTTGTTGAAGCTACTACATTATAAAAATCACCATCTGCAATATTCTCACGAGCCGTCTTTGTTGCTATGGTAGAACCAGTGTTAGGGTCTTCATAAACATTGCTGACCAAACTTCGTTCTTCTTTAGGCTTTTCACCACCTTTATATGTGCTGATTTTAACTGAAGGACTTTCTTTACCACCAGTAGCATCTGGAACATTGCTTGAAATAGTAATGCCAGTATTGGGACCCAGTTTAGAAGGTTCAGGTTCTGGAGCCATAAACTGTATCTTGGGTTCAGGTTTTGGTTCAGGAGGTTTAACAACAGGTTTTACAGGTGCTGGTGTATTAATTACTGGTTTTGTTGTTTGTAAATAAGCTTGCTGTAAAGCATTGTTGTCATTGCTTCTTTCGTTTTCTTTCTGCTCAACACGAGAATAAGTGTCATTGGTTACAGTGTCTTGACCTTCATTAAGGCTTGTGTTGTCGTTACCTCCTCCACCACCAACATTGCCACCTGACCAGCTTCCACCAAATGAAAAAGCTTTCTTTTCAGTCTTTCTTTTACCTCCACCCATAAATTTAAACATTCAGTCCTCCTTTGTTGGTACAGTCTCAGTTGATATGGATGGCACCCGATGTCTTCTGAGACTGTGTATATAAAATAAATTTTTTTTTGGAGTTTGTCTTTTCACAAGTCTTTCGTGTGTGTGGTTCACCTTTTAGGGAGATGGGTCTCGATTTTTAAAGGCCGTTCAGCAATGAAGGGACTTACGGAATTGGGACCCCTAATCTACGTTAAAGTTTATTTGTACAGCTGTGTTGTGGTTAACCGATGGCACATCGTTACGCAATCCGGCTCTGTCCATTAAATCTTTACTCGCTTCAAGCCTGACGAAGGAAGACTTAGCATTCAGCAACTCTCTCATAGTTGCAAGTGCTTGAGTAGCGTCCCATCCTAATGTTCTCATCGACAACTCCTGTCTGTACTCGATAATATGTTGTTTATTCAATGAGTTATATGCCCATGCTTTATTTCTTCCTAGTCTTTCAGCAGCTTCTGTTGGGTTGCAACCATCATGCAATATCATATGCACCAAGTCTGCTTGTGCTTCTGTTACTCTGGAGTGATTGTGTTGGATTTGATTAGCATTTTCTTTTATCTCATCCATTGGGACAAGAGCTTTCTTATACTTTTGTTGCTGTTGTGTATTTGCTTTCGTCATTGTGAAGTCCATTTAGTTTTTAGTACTGACGAGTATACTAACTAATGGCAAAAAGGTGTCTATTCACATTTCTGTAACCCTTATGGGGAGCTAATTGCGTCACTCTATTTCGCATAAGAAACTGACGTTTCTAAGCTACACCGAACCACCCTTGAGGGGTGTTTCGTCCCTTACGGGTAACGGTTCCTAGCTCTAAGTTCCCTCACGGGATTTTATTTATGCGAGGTAACTTTGAGTCCGTTTCCTTTGTTGCGTATGAGCAGATGCTCCACTTCGTTATGCCAGCTAAAGCTGTCATTAGCACTTACGTTACACATCTACTCTGAAAGCACCATGTAAAGGTTTGCTGAAGAAGCAAAATTACATTACAAAGGGACGTTGCTCCTCGCATTATTCCTCGTACTGTGTCAAGCAGACGACCACCACTGCCGTTATCTCAGGGGACGTTACCACTACTTCCTGCGTTCCGATAGTGAATCGCATCCATTCTGAAGTGCGCCTTCGGCTGAAGAGCGAATGGTGCTAATCATCTCATCGAACTTTGCAAGTTCCCCTTCGATTGGTCGTGATATCCATCCAACAACAAACACATGGCTTTATATCATTAGATGATGACGTTCCCAAATTAGCCTAGAATAAAGACCCCTTTTTCTCGAGAGAAAAAGTCCACTTTGTGGCATCAGATTAAACAAAATCGGTTCCTTCCAATTTACTCAAGAGCGTAAATCGGTTCCTTCCAATTTTATTCAATCTGCTGGGTATTGATTAGAGAAATTTATGGAAGTCGGTCGAACTCTAGAGCCAGTCTTTATTGATGTCTGGTATCTACATTAACTTAATTTAATTAAATTAAATTAAATAATTTAAAAAGGAGCGTCTTATGACTACTTACACTAACTTAACTCAATTCGATGAATTTAATGAAGATTTAGCTAATTTTCAAGCTGAACAAGATAAACAAACTAACCTTGCTAGAATGGAAGACATTCAACAACAAGGTGAGCTTTTCCCCAAAGGAACTAAATTAAAGCCAAGGTCAGAGGAATTGGAAACAATCCTTGAAGTTACTGACAATGGCGATATGTCAGAAATCATTGAGTCAGAAATCGAGATGATACTATTCAATATCAATAATACTGATTCAGAATATGAGTTAGCAAGATTGTACAAGGACTTAAACAATCGTCTCTCAATGACATAGAAAAGCCATTTTAATCTAGGGTAGGACAATAAAGTCTTACCCTTCTAACTTAATAGGAGCGTAAATAATGTTAGAAAATCTTATCGATAATGAACAAGCAAAGATTAAGCCTTACAGAGCAACTCTTGAGGCTAGAACCTTAAAAGACCTTCAGGAAGCTGTTGTGAATACACCATCAATGAAGTTAGACAAAAGACTAAAGAAGTCTAAGCTCATTGACTATATGATGCAATTCTTTGAGGAAAATGGTTATCCTACTCTTGAAGACTGGAGACCTGACCCAACAACTGGTCTTTCTGAGATTCAGGAGGAAGTCAAGATAGACCCTCGTCCTCTTCACCCTATCTTACAAGCTAGGGACTTCAAGAAAGAAGAAGAAGAGGAACTAGCTAGTAATCTTGAAGAAAGAAGAAAGAATGATGAGTATGTAGCTAGGAAGAGTCAGGAAATAACAACAGAACAGCTTGATGCAATAGCGAAAGCTTTCTCTGGTGTTAAAGATGATTATGATACTGCATTTCCTGCTAAGCTTATCGGGTCTTGTATGACACTTGTTAATCTGTTCGATGATGGCGATGATGTGATTATCCAGGCGAAACTTGGAGACCAAATCTGCCGTATGTTCGAGAAGATGCGAGACAACTGCAAGACAGCTGGTCAGAAACTTAGAGCTGAATTGAGAGTTGAGACAAGGGCAGACCTTGGTACTGAGATTAACCAAAATAAGATTGATGATATCGAGGAAAAGCTTGCAAGACTTCGTAATCAGTATGCAATTCTAAACAATGCATTTGCGATTTGTGTCAATCAGCTCAGACCTAAGGTACTCGGTCAAACTGGTATTAACTTCGGTGCTTATACCACTCTGGAAGAAATGGATAAGCTTAATAAGAAGAAAGCCAATAATAAAAGTTTAACAGTATCGAATTTAGTTAACGACCGTGAGAACTTCGATTACCACCTACACCATAGACACGAGGAAATCGGACTGGTTGAAATTCCAGATGGCTTATAGAAGTCGCTAAATTCATCGACAGGAGAGGGAGCTTCGGCTTCTTCTCCTTCTTTTAATGGAGGTAACAATGAACAAGAAAACAAAAGCCAAAATAAAAAGTATATATAAATGGATATTAAAAAATGAGTACAAGCTGATATATGGTTTCATGGCAATCGTACTCGTATTATTCTTTCTCCCTGCTACTTTAGCAATATTGCCTTACTTTATGGTCTCTTTCTTCCGATAGAAGGAAGAGCCATAAGGGCGATAAATGAGTATCGCCTCAGAAGGCAAAGCCAATAATAATTTTAACAACAACTTGGAGGTTCCAATGTATTATTTTAATGAAAATGCTTTTAATAACACTTTCAGCAAAGCAGCATGGTTCGGTATTGGGTGTTATGTAACTTATAAATTAACTCGCAGAAGAGTTAAAGCAACAGGTTTAACTGTAGCCACAATAGCAAAAGATGCTAAAAATTATGTGGCAAAAACCTATCGCAAATCCTACGAAAAAACTTTGTAGGAGCTAGATATGATTTTCTTTATTCTTGCAGGAATTTTTTCTGCTGTGAGTATTCTTTTTCTCCTCTTTAAATTGGATATTCGAAAAGTCCTGGCTTTTGATATTGCTGTCGACATTGGTTCCTCATTATTGCTGATTGTTCTATTTGCTGGAACATTTGCAGGAATGATGGCAGCTGTTATCGGTGGTGCAATTATCTCAGTTGTTCTTTATGCAATAAAACGTCTTAAAGGATATGAAAAGCCAATAAGAAAAGGATTTAAGGTTAAATGGGTTAACGTTCCACCCAGATAGCCTTAATTATCTCGAGTATAAACAAGCTCAATGACTGAATTTCATTGCTCGAGAAAATCCTAGGTGGTCTATGGGGTGAGTGGCACGGATACTGAGTCGACACAGTAACAATGCCGTGACAGGATTTCGATTGATAATCTGTATGATAGTTGTTGTTGGTCGCTCTTCATCCCTACATACCTCACCCCTAACCTTACGTCAAGTTTGTGAATTGCTCTTGGTGAAAGCCAAGGGTTATTTTAGTGAGTTGCCTCAGGGTTTTATATAAGTTTTCTCCTGTGAAATTATTATCCTTCCTTGGGGCAACTCGTAAATTTAAACTAAGTAGAAGGAGTAGGCTATGAATATAGCAGAAATCACAGTATCTGGTAACGTTGGTCAAGCACCAGAAATTAAAGAAGTAAATGGGACCAAAGTCGCTAACTTTTCTATCGCTGTTAATGAAAATTACAGAGATAAGTCTGGTGAGCAACAAAAGAAGACTCACTGGTATAACGTAGAAGCTTGGGATGGTAAGCCTAAAGATGGCAAAGCCTCTGGAGTTGTCTCTAGAATAATTGAGCCACATTTAGGTGTTGGTTCAACTGTTTACGTTAGAGGGTTCCCACAAATTGACTCTTACCAAGATAAGGATGGTGTCGATAAAAAGGCTTTCAAAATTAAGATTGCTGGGATGTCTTCACAAATCCGTTTAGCTGGTTCAAAGCCACAGGACGGTGCTAACGACACAACTCAAGGTAAGCCAAAAAGCAAAGCCAATGGTGGTGGAGCTGCTGACCTTGATGACGAAATCCCTTTCTAGGGAAAGATGTTTCCTCCTGAAACACAAACTGGGGTTGTCGAAAGACAGCCCCTTTTTTGGTGCAAACATAAAGGAGGAATTATGAACGAAAAACTAATCAATGACCTTTTTGACCGTCTAAAAAAGAGAGACGAAGAGTTCTGTCTTGCGATGGAAGGATTAAAAATAAATGTAGAGCTGTTAACTCAAAGGCAGGATATAGCTTCTAAAAGATTAGAGGCTCTTGAAGATATTAACAACATTATGAGTGGAAATTATGGAAATAATCCAAGAAATCATTGCTGACTTAAAGAAAAGCACGGTCTTTCAATGGTTCCAAGATATAGCAACGCTAATTATGCTTGTTGTCATCTTATACATAGTCTTCGTCTTTATGTCGTTACTCGTGCCTCAACCCAACTTTTATTAGGAGAGCATTGTGAGAGTTAAAAGAGATAAAACTCATTGTCTCTCCAGAAAGTGGGAGAAAGCCATGAAGAAAGCATCCAAAGCCAAGGATAGAAAATTAAATAAAAAATTAACTAAGGAGAATTAAATGTGGGAAAATATAAAGAAAGTTCCTTTTATCAACAGCAAAGCTCAATGGATAGGGTGGTTCGTGACCGTTCATCTCGCCTCAACAGCCTCAATCCTCTTAATGCTTATAGCTTTTGGAATCAACCCAACACTACTCGTTTCGGTTATTGGGGCTCCCCTATGGCTAGCAGTGGCGTTCACAAGCAAGTACATAACGGACAAAATCGTAAAATAGACCACTGCATCCAATGTGGTTGTCATCCAAAACCTGACGAATGGTCAGGAGAAACATCAAGACTTTGTATAGATTGTGGAGATAGATAATGAAAGCATTAAAAATTGATTATTTCTTAGATGAAAAAGTAAAAATTATTGATTACAAGCCTAAAAAAGGTGACATAACACTTTTACAAACTCTTATAAATTGTCGTACTTTTAGTGGTGTCGGATTTAACTATAAAAATCAAGCTGGGACAATATTTTTTGATGATGAAGGTTTAATAAAGCAAGGACCAAAAACTTTCTTTTATATTCCTGACCTTTATCCTCTTCCAATTTGTGGGAATGGTGTAATCTTGGGTCTTGATGTCGCCTCAGGTGAATCAATCAGTATACCTAAAGCTTTAAGTGATGATATTTTAAGTGGTGATTGTGTTGTTGACTTTCCCAATGCACTTCAAGTCGTTCAAATTGAAAGAGATTTGAAGAAAGCGAGTGGTTACTAATGTCTAAAACATATGATTTTGAAAGCAAAAAATACACATGGTACAAGCCTCATAGTTTGGATCTTATTTACATTGTCCACCTAACAGAAGGTCATTGGTGGACCGAAACAGTTCCTAATTTTATCGCAAAATTTAACGAAGGTGAACTAGGTGTTGACCCTAGAATACCTTGGTATGACCAGATATTTCTCTGTTGGTACGAAGACCAAGCCAGAGAGATTGTAAAAGCCATTGAAGATGGTCAAAAGGTGGAGGATTGGAAGGAGCGTCCAACCAATCCCCCAGTAACTATTAACCAATAGGAGAAGTATATGCAAGAAATTGCTCTATGCGATCTGAAACCGACCAAGAATAATGTCAGAAAGACAAAAGGTGCAGACGTAAATATGGATAGGCTTGTCGCCTCAATTAAGCATAATGGTTTGCTTAAAAATCTTGTCGTTAAGAAGAATGGCAAAGGCTATTTTGTTACAGATGGTAACAGAAGGCTTCAGGCACTTGTTAATATCCACGGTAAAAATTCATCTGAAATTGTAGAATGTAAAGTTATAGATGAAAATGCCAATGAAACAGAAGTTGGTCTTCATGCTAATATGATGCATGAAAATATGCACCCAATGGATGAGTGTGAAGCTATCAATAAAATCTGTGAAGAAGGTCTTGGCGATTATGATAGTATTGCTTCACAGTTTGGTAGAACTGAAAGATGGGTTAGGCAACGTGTAAAACTAGCTGACCTATCGCCTCTTGCAAAAGAGAAGTTCAGAGCAATGGAATTTGGTATTGCAGTTGCTGAAGCTTTAACAATGGGAGACTGGAAGACTCAAGATGCTTTCTTTGAGGAATATGGTCGTCATTATAATTATAATGCTGATGATGTGTATTCATATATTGTCGACAATAAAATTCCTGTTACAAAAGCAATCTTTGATATTACAGGTCACGAAAATGACTTGGGTATTGTAAAAGACTTATTTGCTGAAGATGACGAAGCTTGGATTACTAATGTTGATAAGTTCAAGGAGTTGACTCAAATTCACATTGATAACTTAATTGAAGAAAGAAAGAAGAAATCCTTCAAAGATGTTATCTATCTTTATGATGAAACTATCTATGATTCAAACCAAACCAATCATTTAGAAAGACCTGTTAAAAGAGCTAAAGACAAAGACACAACTCTGGTCATTCAATATATGCCTTGGAAAGGTGAACTATCTGAAATCAGAATGGTTAATTTACCTATTGAAGATGTAAAGCCAAGTGGATTAGTTGATGCTGATGGAGAAAACATTGAAACTCCTAGCGACTCACCTTATGAGTTCTCTAATCCTCAATCTTTTATGCTTCGTCAATATCGTAATGAATTTCTAAGAAGTCATATGTACGACCATATGAAAGACTTTGACTTTGTTAAGTTTGGTATGGCTAGTATTGCTGCCAAGACTTTACACGGATTTGATTACTCATATGAAAACCCTGGGAACGGATGGTTTGAGAACCATTCAACCTTTAATCATAAATGCGAGGTAACTAAAGATGACTATACTCCTATCATTGAACAAGACCTTACTGCTGTTGTTGCGAAGGCTAACGATGTTTGTGAATCTACTGGAATTAGTCCTTTTGAGTATTACTATATTCTTGACTCTGATAAGCTTAATCGTATCTTCGGTATCTTATGTATTAGGAGCTGTGATGCAAGTGACTTTCAAAGCAAAGAGTTCCAAACAATCTACAAACCTGAGATTGATGAAACCAAATGGTTCAGACCGTTCGGAAACTGGTTATCCAAATATTCAAGAGAAAAGTTAGTAAAGCTTTACAATATACTTACTGACAAAAACCTTTCTGCTGACATCAAAAAGAAGGATGCCATTAAGGAAGTAAAGGGTGCTTTGGACCATCAAGGTAGTAATGGTTTTAATCCTTTTCAAACAGAACCTTTTAAATAGAGGTTTGTGTTCTAAGCAAATCTGAGAACGATAGTAAGCCTTAGGTAATTCCAAACTTTGTGATGTCCACAAAAGTAGGATGTTATTGGTACTACCATCACAAACTGACAATGGTGGGGTTGTAAAGTGAGCCTTATTACAGGTCGCCCCATTGTTGTTTGTCTTAAACCCCACCACTATGGAGATAGCAATGAGCCATCCAGTAAATGACTCAATCAAAGAAGACCTATATCAAAAATTAGGTGAATTAACAGTAAATCAATTACAGGACAGATGTGAAACCTATGGTTTAAGAAGCTGTGTCCCTATGATTGATGGAATTATTGCACTTTTAGTAGAAACAAAATTAGAGAATGAAAATGAGTAAATTATATGAAGTTTTAGTAACTAATACCGTTGGAGAAGTATGGCGAATAGAAGCTGAAAATGAAGAAGATGCTAATAATAATTATTCTGATGGTGATTTAGTTAGAGAAGAAACAATCGTATGTGATGTAGAACAAATTGAATTAATAAACAACAACAATGGTAGGAAAAATCATTAACGTCTTTTTTTCTTATTATCCTTTTTTAGAAGGTCATTTATATGCATT